CCAAGATGGTAGCGTATTGATTGACACCAAGGGATGGTGGGACAGACAGACAACCATACTGCGACTGAATGAGGCGTTTAGTTTCTTCGATGGTGTGCGGGTGTCTATGTATAAACAGCGACTCTACAGCTACAGTCAGCCAGTGCTTCGTGTGGATGGCAAGCGTTACCGCTACTATGACGGCATGATCTTGAGCGAGCAAGGGGAACTACTTACACCCATGCAACCATTCGAGAGACGGCACGTTGACCGAGCCGAAACCAAAGAGCTAACCAAGGACTTGAAAGAGTCAGGGTTTACCGATGCGTTCAAGTTACTGTATGCCGTAGCTACCCCCGACGACCGAGGCGAAAACGATTACTCGTTGTTTGGCACAAAAATGCCCGAGGTATTTGCCGACAGTACCCAAGCCGACAAGTGGAAAACAATCATTGCGAGAAACAAATTCGAACGTAGGTATTCATTCGATAACGGCGGTGGGTATGTGTACGAGGAAAAATCAAACGCTATGCTGTGTTGGGCAACCCTCATGACGGCATGCAAAAAGAACATGTATGTAGTGTCAGAAGCTGACACCTATGTCTTGTAATCGTGGCGTAAGCCAACTTAAGTAAACTTCTAACCTTATAACTTTCAATCTTTTTAACTCAACAGGAAATCAAAATGAACTTGTCTATCAACCTCAAGCAAGCAGCTACTCTCATTCGTAATGTGGGTACAACAAACACCATCCTACTGCGGGGTCAGCCCGGCGTAGGTAAATCATCCATCCTTGCCACACTAGGCAAAGAACTCCCCGACTATCACGTTTGCTACATCGACTGTGCAAACTTAGACCTTGGCGACTTGGCTATGCCAGTCATTGACCGAGACAACATGACCACATCGTATGCCCCCAACGTACGCTTCGGTGTAGGTAAGAATCAGACCCGCCCTGTCGTGCTTATGCTTGACGAGTTGGGTAAGGCGTCCCGCCCCGTGATGAATATGTTACTGCCGACTATCCTCGAGCATCGAGTGGGTGATGTTAAGTATCCGACTGGCTCGATCATCATGGCGACAACCAACCTAGATACTGACGGCGTGGGCGACAACATCCCTGCACATGCATACAACCGCATGACTGTGGTGAACCTAAGCAATCCCTCGACCGACCAGTGGCTTGAGTGGGCATCAGACAACGAGATTGCCCCCGAGATCATGGCGTTTGCCAAGCAGTATCCGCAGGTGTTCGACTGCTACGTTGACCTTGACCCCAAGGCTAAGAACCCATACATCTTTAACCCACTAACGGGCAATGTGAAGGCATACTGCTCGCCCCGATCGCTTGAGAAAGCATCAAACATTATCAAGATGCGTAACGTCCTTGGAGATGCGACCCTGCCTGCCCTTGCGGGTACTGTGGGTGAAGCCGCCGCCCGTGATATGGACGCACTCATTAACTTGTCAGATCAGTTGCCCCTGTTCGAGAACATCGTGAGAGAGCCGATGAAGGCCAAGGTGCCGACGAGTGCAGGTGCTCTGTTTATTCTTGCGTTTATGTTGGCGGGTCGAGTGGACGCCAAGACTATTGATGCTGTGATGGACTACGCAGACCGAGTAGCTAATGAATCGTTCGAGGCACATGCCCTGCTCATTACATCTATCGCGTCTAACAAAGCCAAGGTAGGCATGGCATGCGGTAGCCGTAAGTTCACAACGCAAGCTGCCAAGCTCGGTAAATTCTTCTAAGGTTATAAGTTTATGAACACTAATACAAACCCACCCGCATTTCCATTCGTTGCAGAAGACGACACCGGCATGATGATAAACATGGGCATAACGATGCGTGACTACTTTGCGGCTAAGGCTATGCAGGGGATTGTGACTCGCGGGGTTATTGACAGCGCCCCAATAGAAACCTACGCAGACAATGCGTACAAGATGGCAGACGCCATGATGAAAGCGAGGGGCAAATAATGTTCAACACATTCGAACGCCTATGGCGCTTACTACTTGCCCTTGCACTTATCGTGCTAGCCCTTGACCTCTACTACTGGAGACCGTGATGCTCATAACTGAACGCACAAGCGATGGACGCACTATCGTGCGGCTACACAAAGACTGGCACCCCGACAGGATAAGCAGGTCATACACACCACCACGCCCACGGTACCCAGTATCTAGGGATGCATGGATTTTACAAACAAGATTATTGGAGAAACGATCATGAGCCACATGTATTCAATCGCAAGACAACTGCAAGCGCCCGGCATACGCACCGTGGCAACCTTTAACCCAACACGTTTGACTAAGACGCTACGCAACATGGCTCGCAAGAGTATCGCAACAGGCAGGCATATCGGTGGGTGGTCAAGCAAGGCCAAGGATGTGCGTGAGCTTGTGTTCAAGCTAGCGGGTGAGAGACCTATTTTGTATGTGCAGCAAGAGACAGAATACATGACGCTACACACACCCCGCCCTATCTCCGAAGATACGCTCTCAGAAATCCGAGGCATGCTTGAAGCTGACTGCACCTTGCAGAAGATGGGCTACGACGACCTGCCTGAGAGAAGATACCGACCAACGCGTGATGAGTTCTACAAGACGATTGACCGCAGACACTTAGAGAATGTAGAGAAGCTAAAGGTTGCAGGCAACCCACTCGTAAGGGTTGGCTCGCATTACATGATCGTGCGGCAGGCTCAACTTAAAACTCAGATCGCAGATGTATTCCTCAAGGAGCGCACAGTCGAGGAGATCGCCATAGCCGAGCGTATTGCAAGGCTACTAGATAGGGATGAGGAGTTCCCTATCCCAACCACACATAACTTCTAAGCTTATAACTTTATACCCAAGGAAACATCATGAACGTTCAAGATCGAATCAAGAAGGCACACATAGCCATCATGCAACACAAGAAGTTCTGCGCGTATAGCGGCATCCTTGCATGCGGCAAGGTCAAGGTAACTGATGAGATACCCACTGCGGCTACTAACGGATGGGACGTTGTATACAACCCCAACTTCATTGAGCAACACATGAAGACTGACCCCGAGCTTCGCTTCCTCATACTGCACGAGGCACAGCACAAGGCGTATCGTCACTTACATGTATGGCGTGCGTTGCACGACGAGGATGCACAACTTGCCAACATTGCAGCCGATCACTTTGTTAACCTAGCCCTTGTGGAGATGGATGAGAACGAGGGATTCGTGAAGATGCCTGAGCTTGGTGTTAAGCCTGATGCTAAGTATCACGGGTGGTCGGTCAAACAAATCTTCGAAGACCTCAAGCAAGAGCAAGAGGAAGGTGGGGAGGGTGAAGGCGAAGGCGAGGATGGGTTCGATGAGCATGACTGGGCAAACGCTACGAGTGGCGACCCCGCTAAAGAACAAGAGCGAGCCAATGAGATACAACGCGCCATTCGTCAGGGTGAGATCGTGCGTCGCAAGATGCAGGGCAAAGGTGCGGGTAACGAGGATGGGGTGTTTGGTGACTTGTTGCAACCCAAGATCGACTGGAAGAAAGTATTGCGTGAGTTCATTACCGAGACATGCGCGGGGCGTGACGAGTCCTCATGGCGCAAACCCAATCGTAGGTTCCTGAGTTATGACGTTTACATGCCCTCGATGGTCGGCACTACTATGACGGAGCTTGTAATCGGCTTCGACACGTCAGGTTCAATCTTCGGTGGTGATGAGATGACTATGTTTGTTTCTGAGATCAAGCAGATCATTGAAGACATCAAGCCAACCAAGGTGCATGTAATCTATTGGGACACCGAGGTAGCGGGTCATCAAACATTCGAGGAAGGTCAGTTCGCAGTAGCCGACTTAAAACCCAAGGGCGGTGGAGGTACGGACGGCGCGGTGCTCTTTAACTACTTGCGTGACAACCATATCAACCCCCAAGCTATTGTGCAGTTTACCGATGGCTATGTAGGTGATTGGGGTAACACAGATGTACCCACGTTGTGGGCGGTGTCCTCCGACTTAGTTGCACCGTTCGGTACGACGATTCGTGTCGAAGCGTAACTTATAAGCTTATAACTTTTGGAGAATTGAAATGGGATACAGATCAGATGTGAAGGCGCTTATCTATCCAGTAAGCGGTGAGACTAACTTGCTTGAGTATGAAAAGCTAAAGACGTTGATGAACACTACGTTTAGAGATGTGTTTGAGGCGTGGGATGACGAATACCTTAAATGGGATGACGAGCATCGTGTATTGGTGTTTGAAGCTGAAGGTATTAAATGGTACGACTCATACCCCGATGTGGCTCGGTTTACTAGATTTTTGGACGAGGTGCATGAGCTTGAGTATGAGTACGAGTTTATCCGACTTGGCGAAGAAGACGACGATGTAGAGAGCGACAGCACTGGCGACTCGCAAGGGTTCCTGTATGTAACACGATCAATAGAGGTGGTATTTTGAAAGACGTAACTGCACAAGAACTGAAAGAGCTTGACCCTAAGCGGTTCGAGAAAGAGTATTACAAATGGCAAGAATACTCCGCTGACTACGATTGGGCTGATTGGATCAAGGAAAACTACGAAGCTGAGATGAAGTGCGAGGGTATCAAGGTAGATAACTTCTATTGGGACATTTCGTACTCACAAGGTGACGGCGCAAACTTCGACGGGCATGTGGTTGTGCATGAGTGGATGGAAGCTAACCCTCAATACATGGAGCAGTACCAAGCTTTGTACCTTGCGTGCAAACAGGACGGTAGCTACGTATCTGTACGCACAAATAGTCGCGGGTACAACATGCACTTCAATCTGAACGAATCGTGGTGGGGCACTGACCCGTGCGGCATCTTTCACCTGCTAGACAAGGACACATGGTGCGAGTTGGTTATTGAGCAAGGCGATGCTGTAAACGTAGAGGATGAGATCAGATCAACATGTGAAAGGTTCATGTCAGAAATGTATTACAAACTGCGTGACGAGTACGAGCACATCACTAGCGAAGAATCGTTTATTGAATCGTGTGAGTGCAACGAAATAACTTTTGAAATGGAGGAAGAGTGTGAAGTTTAAGATGACTGTAAATGGGCATAACATTTTGTTAGACACGCGCCAGCTTGAGGTCGTTATGGACACGCTGTCTTTTGGGGAACACCTAACTGAAATTCATGTAGGCAACCACCAAGGTACGCAAGGCTACAACAACGCATACATGCCTGCCATCAAGCCAATCATTGCGCACGAACTATTCACTGTTGCACCAGTGAGTCAAGATTTTATTGACACCATCAAGCTAGCCGCAAGGCTAGAAGACGAGACCAAGAAACTAGTCCTCAGCAAAAACTTATAAGGTTATAACTATCATGAACTACTACACAATTGAATCACAAAAACCAATCGCAGGTGTTGCTCGCTCTGCCATGATGGTGGACTTGAGTATTGCAATTTACTCGGGGCGTAAGCAAGACAAGAGTACGCAAGCCGAGGTCACTAACGCCAAGGGGTCAGGCTCCAAGAAGGCAGCATCGGTATACAAGAATCTGTTTGCTGAGTGCAAGGAGTTAGATGCAATCACTAAGTTCCAAGCCCGTGCCCGAGCCGAGCACTACCGCTTAACGCTCCCGTGGAATGACCAAGGCGCAAGGCTATTGCCCACTGCGGCTCTACTTGAGTATCAGAAGACTATGGGCGTATACAAGGTAGAGTTCGAGCGTTTAGTGGATGCGTTCTTAGACAAGTACGACACTCTTGTGGCGGGTGCGGCGTTTCAGCTTGGCACTTTGTTTGACCGCAGTGAATACCCAAGCAGGGGCAAGGTGGCGCAACGTTTTCGCATGGACACCTCGTTCACTCCGTTGCCTACGGGTGGTGACTTCCGACTCGATGTTGAGAGTGAGGTACAACGCCAACTGATCGCAGACTACGAAGTAAAGCTAGACGCCAAGCTGAAGGCGGCTAACCAAGATGCATGGACTCGTTTGTATAACGCTATCAGTAAGCTCAGTGATCGCTTGACTGTAGACGAGGATGGCAAGAAGCGTACGTTCCACGATACCACCGTGACCAATGCGGTTGACTTGTGTGAGTTGTTGCAAGTAATGAATATTACTAACGATCCTGCGTTAACGAAAGCTTCGCGTAAGCTTGAGGAGGTATTGTCTGGGGTAACAGCTAAAGAATTGCGTGAAGAAGATAGTACTCGTGCATTGACCAAGCTGAAGGTAGATGAGATTCTTGGTGCCTTTGATTGGGGGGTTGATGATGGGAGTGATGAAGCAGATAGCAACTGAGCTTGAAGAGCAAGGATATGACATGAAGAGAAACGATGTTAGGTTTTTAGATACGCTAAGACAGGTGGAAAACAAACTGGGGTACAACCTATTGGATGCTATGTACGAATGTAGATATGAAGAACGAGACGGAGACTACACCCTAAAACGATGGCGGGATGGGCATGAGGAAGCGTCTCGCGGAGTCATACAAGATTTACCTGCTTGGTTATCTAAGATTAGGGATGTAGCAATGGTAGGTGGGCATTTGAAACGTGTACTGGTGCCTCCGCCTGACAACATCGTATGGTTCACAACTGATGATGACAAAAACTTAATTAACTTTATGGAGCTTAAATGAATTATGACAACATGACTGACGAGGAACTAATCCGATTTGCGGATGGGCAATCGGGACTAATCAAGGTGCTGAGTGAAAGACTTGAGATGCGCTTGCGTGACATGGAGGATTTAGCTTACACAATGCCCGACCCTACCCCTGACCCAAAACAACTTAACTTATTCGAGGACGACAATGCCTGACTTACAAACAGAAATGCAAAAGATATTGCACTCTTGGGAACAACCTGAAACAACTGAGGAAATTATGTTTACACCAACTACAAACACATCTCGCGCAACCTTTAACTTTATCCGCGACAACGCGGGTTGCACTCAAGTACACGCAATCCAAAAACTTGTGCAACAAGGGCATAAGAAGTCCTCAGTCGGCGCACTGATTGGTCAGATGATACGCCAAGGACACGTAACTAAAAACAACTACGGCATGCTGTACCCCAACGCCACCGAGTACAAACCATTAAAAGCAGCGAAGACAATTGCCAACCAAGAAGCCAAGGTAAAGAAAGCTAAAACTTCTAAGGTTATAACTTCTAAACCCACCGGTATCAATGCATTGATAGCCGATCATAAAGAAGCCGTACGTCACATTGAGTCGCGTAATAACGTTGAGTCCATCTTGGATAATATAAGCTTGAGTGACGCGCATGAGTTGTATCGTAAGCTGCATCAGTACTTTGGTGGCCTGCCTAAATGAAAGCAAAAGCCGTACTGGAGTTTTACTACCCTGAAGACGAGGACGGTTTATTGTTTGCGTTGAAGGGTCAGGCTATGTACAAGGCGTTGGCAAGTATCAATATGGTCATGTCTTCGCCCTGCACAAAAGCCGAGATGGTCAGTCAGATCAAAACGGTTCTTAACGAAATCTTTGAGGAGCTTGGAGAATGACTTGGCCTTTCCCACCATTTCCAAACCCCAAGGACAAGGGAACCAAACAACCGAAGTTCAACCCTGATAACCATGAGGATGCACCATTATGAAAGGCAACGGCTACGAAAATCACTATCGTTCCATAGCTCCCCCAAAAGAAGGCTTGCGGGTTCAAGGGTCAAACTTAACCAAGATTGCAAGAAACAAATCAAAGTTACCGTTTAATTGCGATCACTGCGGGTTAACATTTGAGACGTATGCTTGTTGGGCAAAACGCGTCTCAAACCACTACTGTTCGAGGGCTTGCGCTAGCGCGGCAAAGGTCCTTAGATTCCCAAAGGATTGCGTGATATGCGGAACCGAGATGCTAGTGAAGCCATCGAATTACACAAGGGTATTTACTTGCTCAACACCCTGTATGCGCAGAAAGCGGGTAACAAATAACGCCAACATACGTACTTCCCCCGATTACATGGCTATTGCTAAACGTTTAAAAAAAGACGCGTTGTGCAAGTCATGCGGAACAACTAACGGCCCGTGGACAGTACGAGGGGTCAGGTTGTGGATTGAGGATGGTCTTTCTTGCGCAGACGGTAGCGAAGCTTATTTGGTATGTAGGCATTGCCATTTAAAGTCAGTAGCTCCTCTCTCAACCGCCTCAACTTACATGACTGATCGGTTTAAATACTATAAGGAGAAGAACACATGATACATACAGACGAAGACGACGAGTTCAACCGCATCGAGCGCGAGCAAAAAATGAAAGGCCAACCCTACCACTGGGAAGCCGATGCCATCAAAGCCGCTGTGCTGATTGAGCGCGAGGCGTGTGCAAGGGTTTGTGATGAGATTGCAAGGGAAGATGGGTTTGAGGGTGGCTACGCATATCGTTGCGTAGAAGCCATCCGGTCAAGGAACGACACATCACCAAAACATGTCGATATAACTGAGGAACATAAACATGATAATTAAACGCAACATGGCGATCGACAGTCTGACTAAGGTCTGCGAAGAGAGTCTGGCGCTCATCAAGCAATTAATTGATGCCGACAACGAAACCTACGGCAAAGGTTATGAGGATGGCATGGCGGCTCAGGCTAAGGTGCAACAGACGCTAAGACCTTGGGTGGGGCTGACGGATGAGGACGACATTGATTGGGAAGAAGGTGGCAATTTAAAAGATTTGGTTAAAGCCATTGAAGCCAAGTTGAAGGAGAAAAATGCCTAGACCTAAACCAATTGACCCAATTAAAAGTACGAGCATTCGTCTAACAACGAAGCACCAAATAATCCTTAGACAACTAGGAGGCAGCGAGTGGATACGCAAGATGTTGGACAAGCACGCCCCCCTACCAAAGAGCTACTATGACGCCAGAAGCCAAAGTCAAGAAGAAAATACACGCCGCGCTTAAAGAACACGGTGCGTACGCTGTGAACTACATCGGGGGTATGCACGCTAACAACGGACCTCCTGACATCCTTGCTTGCTTACGCGGGCGCTTCATTGGGAT